TAATGTCATCTCCTTCTGATCTAGGAACCTGTAAAACGTATAATTTGCTGAAAGTATCTTTAAAATGCGTTATAAAATCATTATAAACTACGAAAAACTTCTCAAAATCTACGACAGCCTTATCCCGTACTGCCTTACGTTTAGACTTATAATCAGTATATACATCATATCTCCACGAATTTCGACTATCTATTACTAAAATTACTTTAGATGGTGTAAATTGCTGTATACTATTAAATATGCTATTAGTGAATAAATGTCGCCAAAACATGAAATTTTGGTTATTATCATCGGGATTTAGAAAAATAGAGGTATATACTGTTCTATATGCAATATTTGAAGCATCTATAATAAGTATTTTGTTTGTTTGTAATATTTGTTTATCTTCTTCACCAAACAAATCAACCAGATTGTTTTGCATTATACTTTATCCTTATTTAAAAACTCTAGTAATGTACGTACTGGATATTTGAATTTTTTAGGCTGTTTAGTTTTCTTTGTTAATAAAGCTTTTTGGGGAACGAATGTTCGGGCAAATAAACATGTATTTTTTCCCGTAGGTATTATTTTTTGAACATATATATTATATTTTTGATATACCCATTTGCAATTAATACTCCACAATCTCGACATATTTTGCATGTCCCAACTAGGCTTCGTCTCCACTTTGGTTATATCATTTTGTGCGATAAAAGGAATCTTATCTAATTTAACTTTATCATCTATATTATAATAAAATATACCTTTGGCTTTTTTATTCCATTTTATTTCAAAATCAAAAGTATAAATATGTTCTCGCAACAACGATGTTTCTTTTTCTATTTCTTTAGTTTTTAATTTTTGTTTCCATTTATAAGTTACAGTATTTGAAAGATTAATTAAATCTGGATGATAATTAAACGTATCAATAAATCCATTTTGTTGCAACTCTTCTAAAAACAAAAATAATAATTTTTCTTCTTCTGAGTCAAACTCTATGCCATTATATTCAATTTTTGGTTTCATTTTAATATCTTTGTTATTATTATTCCTTTATAATTTATAGTATTACTTTTATAATAAAAAAATAATGAATAAATACTATTTTTTTCTTTTTCTGTAAAAAATAACCAAAAATTTTCATTATTAGATAATATATAATTATATTTATTTTGTGGATTTTTGTTACCAGAAACTTTATTACTTATTTTTCTTTTAGATTCATCAGAATGTTTTTTACCTTTATGAGACTCGCTTAATTTCTGTTTCTGTTCTTCTGACATTTTTTTACCAAAATTTGGATTTTTATTACCTATATATTTTCCTTTCATTATTTTACTTAGATTTTGTTTTTGTTGTTCAGATATTTTTTTACCTTTTTGAGCTTCACTAATTTTTTTCTTAGTTTCTTCCGAATGGTGTTTACCATAATTTGGACTTAATTTTCCATTGTAATGTATTCTTCTTTTTTGGGCTTCGCTCATTTTTTTTTTAGTTTCTTCTGAAATTAATTTACCTTTATTAGATTCACTTATCTTATGTTTATGTTCTTCTGATAATATTTTACCTTTCATTTTTTCACTTAATTTTTTTCTAGTTTCTATTGATTTTGATTTGCCATATAATGGGTTTAATTTTCCTCTGTTACCGTAATTTCCATTATTTTCTCCTTTTCTATTTTCGCTCATTTTTCTTTTAGTTTCTATTGTTGCTTTTTTGCCAATGTTAACCAATTTTAGTTTTCTTTTAGTTTCTTCCGAATGGTGTTTACCATAAAAAGGATTATTTTTACCATATCTATGAACATTATACATTGGATTATTTATTCCACTTAAATCTTCTCCACCAGATGATATATTTGTCAATGGGCCTTCATTAAATATTATTCTTCCAATTGTCTTAATCATATCTATTTCTATATTTATTGCTAATATAGATGTAAGATTATTTTTATATTTAATTATTAATGGTTCTTTATTAGTTTCTTTAAAAATTTCTCTAATTAAATCACATTTTAATTTATTAATATCTTTAAATTTTAATGCTTCATACAAATGCATTAAATATCTATTTTTTGTTCCCTTCCCAACATAGAATGGTTCATAATCAAATTGAAACTCTCCATAAACAAAATTACCAGATTTTCTAGGATCTAGATAAACATAAACATAAAATTGATTTGAAGCAAAAATACTCATAGATACCTCCTCATAAGGTGATTGTGTTAGAGATATCTTGATAATCCTTATGAGGTAAGGAAAGGTTGCGAACCCTGTCTCAAGTTATCCTATGAGTATTTATATATTTTTATCTAAAAAATATACCATCATAAATAGAATTTGTATAATATTTCTCTAATTCATTAAAAGTAAATCCTTCGGGTTTATTTAAAAGTATACAAACGGAATTTACATCGTGTTTATCTTGTTTGGGTAAATTATAATCTTTAATAAATTTAGTCCAATTAAATACATATTCACCACATTTAAGCAATTCTAAACTAACTTTTCTACCACTATTATCAGAATCTAATAAAAAATATTTTTTAGAAAATTCTTTTAATCTTTCATTATGTGGTTTTAACCCAGTCATTGCAATAACATTATTATCCAAAAATAATGCATCTATAATTCCTTCCGTTATTTGAACGGGTTTAGTTTTATCAACCAAATAATAATTATATATATTATTAAATTCATCTCCTAATCTTGATAAATATTTTGGAATCATCCAATCATATAATGCTTTTCCTTGCCAGTAATATACTTTATTGTTATTATCGAAAAAAGGAATTATAAGTCGATTTTTATATTTTTTATCAATAGCAACATACCATTTATTCCATATTTCTTCTGGTATCATTCTATCTTTACATATTTGTATCGCTTTCTTGAATAATTCATCATTCTTTTTAAGTATCGGAATAAAAAATTTAATATCTTCTTTTTCATCAATTTCTATTTTATGTGCGATTACTGGTTTAATTAATCCTTCATTTTTGTTAGAAAGTATTTCTTTAATATAATCTTTATAATTTGAAGGAAAATATTCCTTCATCCATTTAACGGCAGAGATCGACGCGCCACAATTATGACAATAAAAACGCCAAGATTTACCATCTTTTTTTAATAAATAACCACGACGTTTGTATTTATTTTTCGTTGAATCACCACACACGTTGCATCGGAAATTATATAGATTTCTTCCCGTATGATATGGTTGAAAAAATGTATTAAGGATAGATATTAATTGCCGTTCAATAGCAATTTCATTTTGAAGACTATTACCAAAATTCACGTTTCCTCATTTCAAAAAAAGGGGAATTAATCCCCTTTAATTTATTCGGATTTCAAACTTTCAAAAAATGAATCATCTGTTCCCTGAAAAAGATCATCTTCATTTACTTCTACTTTTTCAGGTTTTGATTCTACTGTCTGCGCTTTTGGTTCTGTTTTTTCCGTCTTTGTTTCTGTTATTACCTTTGTTTTTGTTTCTGTTGATTGCTGTTTAGTTTCATTAATTTCAGCAACTCTATTGAATTTTTCTTTTAAATCATCATATGATTTAAAATTAGTTTCAGAAACAAAAGGCTTTAACTCAAATTGTGAATTATGAATCTTCTCTATTTCTTCATCTGTACCAACACACGATACCGATTCAAAATTAGATGAATCATAATTTGGTGTCATCTTATTCTTGACTTTAATCTTTTTTATAATAAGATTAAAATTAGCGCCCTCATAATAATCAAAAACCTTAATTGCCTTTATAATGCTATCCTCTGGTGCATAAAGTTTTTCTTTTATTTTTTCCATGATTTTAACACCATATTTATATAGAAAAACTTTTCCATTGTTTTTAGGATTTTTAACATCATTAACAACTAAAATATTAGAATAATATGATAGTCTTCTTTTTCTATCTTTTACTGGTTCTGGAACATTTTCCCACACACCACCAGCAAGATTAGCTTCTTTACGATTTGCATCACATACAGGGCACTTTCCATTTATTGTTGTGGGACAATTATCAATGTAAAAACCATCGGGTCCTCTAAAAGAATGAACATATACCTTAACGTATGGGACATCAGTATCGCCTTCTTTTTGACGAAGAAATCTAATAACAGCCTGTGCTGTTCCATCATCATTAAACTGGGGATAATAAATTCTTTCGTCTTTATATCCTCCCTTTTCTTGCTCTTTCATTTTTTGATTGGTAGAATCCCAATCAACCGAAAATCTTTTCTTATTCATTAAAACCTCCTTTTATGGTTTTTATTATCTGATTCATAGCCCATTCAAATTGTTCATATTCTTTTGATTTTAAAATAACATCTTTTTTTAAGTTAGTCAATACCTTTTCATAAAATTTTACATATATAACAGGACTAATAAAATCCTTCATAATTAACTCATAAATGATGGGTGTTCCGTTTTCTCGTATTTCAAATAATTCTAAAAGAGATTTAAATTTTAGTTCTTTATTTATTTGTAAAATAAAATCTTTATCTTTTTGTAACTGTTTTTTTGTGAATATTTTTATTGTTTTTATAATATTTGATTCTTTAATATCATACCAATTTATTTTTTTATTTAATCCATAATTATATAATATATATACGATAATATCTCTATAAGTATAATAATTATTTTCTAATTCATTATAAATTCGTTTACTATTATCCTTACAAAAATCACTAGTTCTTTCATAATGTCTAATATTTGTTGGTTTAAATATATCAACTGTAATATTCTTTTGTTTTTTTAAACGTTTGAATATGTTATTAATAACAGAAAAAACTAATAATGAGGTATTTTTCATTAAACTACTCTAAAATTTTATATAAATTATTAGATTCAATTTTAATTCTATATTTTTTGGCTAATTCTTTTTTAAGAATTTCTTTAGTATCATTATCAAGATATGCTATTATTTTTTTAAATTTATTAAGAGAATCTTCCAAATATAAAACACTATCAAGTATAGTAATGTTCATTTCTTTTTTTGTTCGCCTTAAAAGTTGATTAAATGAACTTTGTTCTACTGAACCTATTTTCTTTTCATCAAAAATAGTTTTAAGAAAACTTTTTGAAAATCCATTATCAGTCATCCATTTAAGAAATTCTTCTTTAGATATATTATCTATTATCTCATTTTCTTTAGATTTATTAAAAACTTCATCTTTACTTAAACTCTCAATTTTATTTTTAGCCATTTGTTGTTTCCTCCGGATCAAAATTAATTATTTTTTTAAATTTATCTTTATTATCTTTATCTATGATATTGCTAACAGTATTAACAGCATTATTTACATTTGTTTGGTTTTGTTGTGTTGGTGATTTTTGTGGATTATCTTGAAAATCAGGATCATCATATATCCGCATTTTATAATAATCAACACATATTGCTATTTTCTTTTTATTTAAACCATATCTATTTTTTAAAATCATAACACAAAATTTATTCA